TGAAGGACGGGAGTACTATGAAAAAGCCCGCTGTCTGCTGGAAGACCTGGAAGAGATCGACGCGTCTTTCAATACCGCCCGCAATAAGCCGAAGGGCCATCTGCGGATCGCCATCGGCGGGTCGACCGCGTGCGATGTGCTGATCCCGCTGCTGGCGGACTTTATGACCTCCTGGCCGGATATCCGTATCGATTTGCAGGTGGCCGATAAGCCCGCGGACCTCATCAGCGGCAATATTGACTGCGCCATCCGCGGCGGTCCGATGGAAGACTCGACGCTGATCGCCCGTAAAATCGGCGAGGCGACGCTGGTCACCTGCGCCACCCCGGGCTATCTTCAGCGCTACGGCACCCCCGCCTCGCCGGATGAACTACATCATGGCCACCGGCTCATCAGCTATCTGTCGCCGGCCAGCGGCAGAGCGTTTCCGTTTCGCTTTACGCGTCACGGCGTCAGCACCGAGCTGAAGACAGAGCCCCATCTCGGCATCAATGAGAGCAACGCGCATATTGCCGCCGGCGAGGCGGGCTTAGGCATTGTGCAGACCTTTACCTATTCGCTGAAACCGGCGCTGGCGAGCGGCGAACTGGTGGAGATCCTCAGCGCCTGGCGCCCGGCCCCCTATCCTTTTCACGTTGTCTATGCCCGGCACCGGCACGTCCCGCCCCGGCTCCGCGTCTTTATTGACTGGCTGGCGGCGGTTTTTCCGGCCGCGGTGCAGGGATAGCGCGCGTTATCTGACGCGGAGCAGGTCGCCGTATCGCGTGGTGTAGCGCGGCGAGAGCATCTCCCGCTTCATCTGCCACTGCTGCTGGATCCCCTGGCCGGCAAAATAGAGCGCCCCCCTGCCGTTTTTCGCATTCAGCTGGTCGAGAACCTGCATCAGTCTGGCGCTGTTGTGTCGCGGAGCAAGCTCGTCGAACAGATTCAGCTGGGCGACGCCCTGGCTGTAGAAATCGCCGAGCATCACGCCGGCCTTCTGATAGCGATGCCCCGCTTTCCAGATGGCATCCAGACAGCTCGTCGCCGCGGCGATAATATCCCGGGAGTCCTGGGTCGGCGTCAGCAGCTTTAGCGAGGCGCTGTTGCCGTAATAGGGTTCATTCTGCGCGAAGGGGCTGGTTTTGACAAAGGCGGAGACGAACCGGCAGTACTGATGCTCACCGCGCAGCTTTTCTGCTGCCCGCGCGGCATAGCTGCAGATCGCCTGGCGCATATCCTCATAGGCCGTAATCCGATCCCCGAACGAGCGGCTGCAGATAATTTCCTGCTTAGCGGGGGCAAACTCCTCCAGCGCCAGGCAAGGCTCGCCGCGCAGCTCCCGTACCGTTCGTTCGAGCACCACCGTGAAGTGCTTGCGGATAAAGCGGATATCGCTCTCCGCCAGCTGGAGTACCGTGCCGATCCCCATCGCTTCAAGCTTTTTGCCGATCCGCCGCCCGATGCCCCAGACCTCGCTCACCGGCAGCAGCGCCATCAGCTTTCGCTGCCGCTGCGGGCAGGACAAGTCCACTACCCCGCCCGTCTGCCGCGGCCACTGCTTCGCCGCGTGGTTGGCCAGCTTCGCCAGGGTTTTGGTCTGGGCGATGCCAACGCCCAGCGTCAGATGGGTACGCTGCAGCACCGTGGCGCGGATTTCGCGGCCAAAATCGGTCAGATCTCTGCAATGACGCACACCGCTGACATCGCAAAAGGCCTCATCGATACTGTAAATTTCGCAGCGCGGGGTGAGCTCTTCCAGGGTGGCCATGACCCGGCTGGACATGTCGGCATACAGCTCATAATTACTGCTAAACGCCACGACGCCGTGGCGAAGAAACGCAGCCTTCTGCTTAAAGTAGGGTTCGCCCATTTTCACAAACGGCTTCGCCTCCGCCGAGCGGGCGATCACGCAGCCGTCGTTATTCGACAGCACCACCACCGGCCGCCCCTTCAGGTCTGGCCGGAAGGCGGTCTGACAGCTGGCATAGAAGGCGTTCACATCACAATGCGCGAACATGATCAGCCCGCCGCCTTGATGATGTAGGTTACGACGCCGAAAATATCGAGCGTCTCCTCGCGGCCGACCACGATGGGCGAATAGGCCGGGTTCATCGGGTTAAGCTGCACCCGCGGCAGAAGCTGCAGCTTCTTTACCGTAAACTCGCCGCCGACGGCGGCAATCACGATATCGCCATGCTCCGCTTTACGCGCGCTGTCCACCACCAGCAAATCGCCTTCGTCAATGCCGGCATCGATCATGCTGTCGCCAGCGGCTTTGACAAAATAGGTCGCGCTGGGATGCTGCACCAGCAGCTCGTTGAGGTCGATTCGCTTCTCAACATAGTCCTGAGCCGGGCTGGGAAAGCCGCACTGCACCAGGTCGGCAAAAAAGGGAAAGGAGACAATCTGACGTAGCTCAACCGGCGTGTAAACGTTCATTTTTCAACCCACCACACAATACTGAATATATATACAGTAGTTTTGCCAATTTTACCGGTCAATATCGGCTCCAGCTATCAATCGCCAGCACTGAAATAACTCCTTGATGTCAATAGGGGTCTTCTTCAGCGCCAGCGAACCGTTTGCTGCTTTTGCGCGCAGCCCGCCCGCCGCGCGAGGTGGTAGATGCGCAGCGCCGCGGCATTCGCTTGACACTGTACATTAATACAGTAAAACTATCGCCCGCGATCAGCATACAGAGGACAGAAGATGTTTGTGGAACTGATTTATGACAAGCGCAATTTTGCCGGGCTGCCGGGCGCCAGAGAGGCCATTCTTAACGAGCTGACCAAACGCATGCAGCGCATTTTCCCGGAGGCGGAAGTGCGGGTGAAGCCGATGATGACGCTGCCGGCGATCAACACCGACGCCAGCAAGCATGAAAAAGAGCTGATCAGCCGCACGGTGCAGGAGATGTTTGAAGAGGCGGATATGTGGCTCACTGAAGAGTGATCCCGCCCGTCAGTCGCGGCGACCACCTCTTTAAGAGCTTTCCCGGATGTGGCAGAGCCGCGGGCAGCAGTACAATAGCGGCGGTTGCAGACTGGCAATGCAACCTTCGCTCACCTGCTGGCTCTTGCATACGGCCAGCAGGTGAGCCCTACCTGTCTCCCCTCATCGCCTCACAGCGTCTCCGGTAGCGCCGCTATAATTCTATCCACTAGCCCGCGATTGTAGCGCGGCGATTTCTTTTGCATGAAACAGCATAAAAAAATGCACAAGCAGAAAATCAACTTATGCATAGTGCAAAAATATTCACTCGGTGTTTCGATGTTTCTGCAACCTACTATACTGTCCAGGAATCGTTATAGAACCGCCCGCCCATTGCAAAGGCTGCGTCAAAATCTTTCTTGCGTATGGCCGCCACTTCATCAGCAGTGCGCCCCGATGTTGTCAGGTCCTCCATATAACTGCCGTAAATAATGATCCCATAGCCGTTGTAGTTCCCCTCCAGAATTGAGAACGGAATCGTCGGGCGATACTGCGTCGCGTCAGCCGGATTGCAACTCATGGCGGATGCCAGCATCCGGGCCTCATTCAACTCGAAGCCGCTGTGCAGATATTTTGCCGATAATAGTTGCTCGGCCCCGGTAGGCGCCTGCGCCGCTGGCAATGACGGGTCTGTCAGGTCGAATTTCAATGAAGCCAGTTTCGTCTTTGAGGTACTGGTATCACCGTCAATTGCAAGCGAGTGAATATTAATTTTTTTCCACGATGCCGGACCTCCCGTATTGACAACGGGTAATCGCGTAATCCTCGCCCAGAGGTCGATATAGATGTTTTTTGTAGTTGACAGAATAGCAGTCGTTGCCGCGTCTGGTAAAAGGCGAATAGCGAGGCCGATCGCTTTTGAAGAATTTAGCCCCATCGTCGGCAGGATATGCAGTCCGCCACGAGCGGTCAGTGACGCTTTAAAGTATTGCTTAAAGTCCGTTGTAGCCGTCGGAAAATTATCGGGGAGAATATTTTTTAAATAGGCGTTAACGGGGCTGCTTGTTTGTTTTGACACATATGACGTCGCCAGGTTCCCCAGGTTAGCGCCGGGAATAAGCCCTATCACTGCGGGGAAATTGCGCTTATCGAGCAGGGACAGAGAACCATCAACAAGCAAATCAGAAAATGACGGCCCGAGAGTTGGCAAATCTGACGCGGTTGGAAATACGTTTGCTGCAATTCTGAATGTCATGATATTCGTCTCACATAAAATGTCGGGTGATTGAGAGGGAAGCCACTGTATTTTGCTCACCGGCGGGACTACTGACCCAGCCCACTGTCGGGCGAGTCCCGACAGCGCTTCCCAAATCTAGATGGTCTAAAGAAAGGTACGCCGCACCCGCACCCCTGAATACACTGAGGCGCTTACCCTTGATGTCCCACTCCAGTTTTAGTGGGTACACTTTTGACCACCCTGTAAATTGAAGATATACGTTCTTCGTGGTTTCAACCCCGCCCTTGCGCAGCACCAGGTTGCAAATATCGCCACTTGTGCGTAAAAACCAGCCATCCGTATCAGAGAAAAAGCCAGCGACAAATGTCCCTTTCCCGATAGTGAATCCATTGACAACACAATCCAACGTGATGCCAGTCTCTTTACTACTGGCAATCACGTTCCCGAAAACAAGTTTGCTTCCTGTCGTGTCCGGCCTCGTCAGAGTCAGACCGCCCCATGGGGCCGTCCCTGCGTCGCTAGTAACCTCCGAACTGGTGGTCAACCAAGAGGGGATCGCCCCGCCGTCGAAGTTAGTGGCCCAGTGCTTTGAAAATAGTCCTAACATTAGTTCAGCCTCATCAGCGAAATGTTGCCCTGCTGCCCGCCGGTACGGTAGACCATATAAACATCCCCACCGGCGGCCACACAGTTGCCTGGGTAATCAATATCGTTTTGGACCTCATACGTTGCAGGATTAGGTGTTATGTCTTTAACCCGGGTCGTTAACGACGCAAAATCGTCAGCCAGGGGCGCTGTAACGAGTCTGAAATGCCTGATAAGCACACTACCTGATTGAGCTTTTCCTGAAACACCAACCCACCACGGCTTGCCGCGCCAGTTGATGACGTCCCCTTCATACATTGTCAGCAGGACGTCCTGCGGATCTGCGTTTAATGTTGCTGCCAGGTGACGACATTTATCCTGCATCCAGCCGATCAACCGCCCATCGCGCCGCCACGTATAACCGCCATCGTCGGACGTCCACAGCGCCGCGTTTGAGTAATTCGTCCCGCCGTACAGGCTATAGCCGAACAACCGCCCATTGTAGAAAAACGGTCTGAAATAACCACAGTGCCCGTCCCCCGGTTGCTCAAGAAATTCCTTATCTAGAACAACGCCTACGCGCGTCCACACGGTTAAATCGGTGGGGTCGGCTGTAGCGAGGCAGGTTTGCTGCTGCCCGATGGCTCCGGGAACGCCGGCCTGCTGATAGTACATGAGAACTTTATTGTTAACGGGGTCATAAATGACTGACGGCGTTTCTGTTTGCCAGCCCCCGGCATCGTCACGATATACTTTCCCCCTGTTAACCCATGGCCCGGTGATGTCATCTGCCTCAAACAGAAAAATACCGGACGGGTCGTGCGTCGCTGCGTGGTCGGTACTGTAGAACAGCGCGAAGCCTGTGCCGCCCCATACGGATTTATCTACTATCCACGGCCAGTAAACCGTAGGCGCTGATTGTTGAGAGAATTGAATAATCGGAGCGCTCAGACGTTTGAACGTTGGGTATTCACGGCCCGCTCCGTCAGGAGCGGTAGATAGCGGTATGGTCTTATTTTCAACCGCCGGGAGACTCCCGGATATTGCCTCTGCGATTTTCTCTGCGGCGTACCCCGTTGGGCCGCCGTCATAATCTGACTCCAGCCATGAGCGCGAACCTTCCGCGAACGTTAGCGCTATTGCGACATTATTATCAGATACCGGTGAATCACCTATTTTAATAGCCTGGCCAATCAATTTTGCAGAATGCTCAGTGGGTGCGCCGTCATAATCTGACTCCAGCCATGAGCGCGAACCTTCCGCGAACGTTAGCGCTATTGCGACACCGTTATCACTCTCGACAACCCTGCCGGGGGTAAACCCATCATCTATATATTCCTGCGACGGCATCTTTCGCCCTGTGGCTGACAGAGTACCACCGTTGTTGATGTACTCATCTGCCAGAGCAGAATCACTTAAGTTAGTCACCCAACATTTCGTACCGTCCAGGATGTTTCCTGCAACCGTATCGTTTTGAGCGAGTGTAAGAGTTGGATATTCCCTGACATTGTTAATTATCGCCCCGCGCCCAAGAAGTGCTGTGAGGGCTACAGCTATGCCTGAGTCATTCAGATAATAAATAAACGCAAGCTCATCACTCAAACCCTGAGCAACACGAAACATTTTTCCCGCCGGAGTATTTGCAAGTCCTGCGATTGTTCCATCAGGGTCCGATTCTGATTTATAAAACGTATATTCCCGGTAATCCTGAGCGGATTCTACTAATGCCCGGAGCCAGCGAGTACGATTCGCAAGTTGATTAGCCTGGATATTCAATACTCCACCCGGCCCGGCTTTAGCTCGATCGGCTTCTTCGAGCTGATGAATTCCCGATTCCCACGAGGCCTGTTCAGGTAAATTAGACATTATCACCCTCCGGGGTCGTCATAACCGGCCAAACAATATCAGGAGCAAGCGATGTATCTACCCGGTTAAGCTGCACCCGATAAGCCTGTAAAGCAGTAAGCCGGGATTTCTCATCATCCGTCGCCATGTTTAAATTAACGGCATCCTGAAGAATGGAAATATCCGCCGAAACCTGAGCAATCAGCTCTTTTTTCTGCATATCAGCGACGGAAACATCAGCCGCATGCTGAGCATCTACATCTGTGACCCAGGCAGAACCGTCCCATTTGTCGTATGGGGTTGATGGTGCAGAGGTCGTTAAAGTATCGGGTATGGGCCCTGGCTCGGTAATAACATGGCTGACCAGCGTCTGAATGTCATAGACGGTGATGCCGCGATAATCATCGGTAACAGACCAGGACGAATTATCGTCAGAACGAACTGCAACCTGATATTCACTTTGTACCGGTGGTTCTTCCATGCATGAAAATGCAGGAAGGCCAACACCGACATGAATATAAACATCCTCGCTACCGATAAACTCACGGGAAGTCATATCAAAATGAAATACCTGAACGGTACCTGCCTGAGTTGCAATTAAATTGCTATCAAATACTGCTTTAATATCGCCAGACATTACGCCGCCCTCACAATATAATGAAATGCCATGTTTTTAACTGTGGTTTCTGCATTACCGGAAGAATCGATGGTTATCGTGTGGCCATGGGGTCCGATATAGAGTGTATGTGAATGCGGCGGTTGCACAGAGGTCCGTCCGAATCCTGTACCGCCATTGCCACCGACCTCCTGGTCGCTGCCACCTTGTTTCTGCATCCCGGCCCCCCAGCCGTGATCGTGTTCGTTGTCACTGCTGGTTGTTTTTGTTCCCAGGTCGGTCTCTGTCGCTGATGCACCATGGGTATGCGCTTTATTACCGTCAGCTTCAAGACTAAGGAGCGCACGGCCAGAGGCCGGTAACCCTTTGATTGTCTGGCCTCGTAAATCGGGTAACACGCCACTGGTATAAACCGCCGCAAGATTTGGATAGGTCGCCGCGCTGAATGACGCACCGTTACAGATTAAATATCCCGTCGGTGGCGTACTGGTTGGCCATGGCAGCGGTATGCCGTAAGGTACCGACATATTTGAATCCACCATGATTTTATTGATGGCCTGCAACACCTGGTTATTGCTGTCACCATCAGGGTTGATATTTGCAGCGGCCAGAATTGACAATAATTCACGTTGTACAGACCGGATGGCATCCTGCACATTATTAAGGAAAAGTGCCCTGACAATGGTTCCCAGCGTGCCCAGTGAGGGATTCCCGTCGCTGAATTCATTATTAGGTGCATCAACCGGAGGCATCAGGCTTTGCATAAAATACTCCGTTAATCGGTGGTCTTTTCTACGTAGCCGGTCATTGGCTGTTCGCCATCCAGCGCAAATGAGCCATCCAGATAAAACGGATAGGTCATTTCGGATTCGTAGAGGAAATAACAAAGGGTATGTGCGGGTTTTAATTCATTGAAAGTGGTTTCAAGAACTTTATCGCCCAGCGTCATGAGCCGTTCGCCAACGCGGGAAGTCCCCGCGCGGAAATAATAAAGAGGAACTTCTAACCCATAGACGTTTACCCGCCACGTAAAAATAATATCGTCGATATAGAGCGTATCACCGCAACGACTGGAGCCGACCCTGAAGGGTTGTAATTCATCAATGGTGATGGTGTAGCCAATCCTGCTGGCCATGGTGATAAAATACGGAATACTTAAACCGCCAATTTCTGACAGCTTAATCAAGACGCGATCGAGACGCTGCTGATACCCGTCATCCTCATTAGGCGTGACGTCTAAAACACGCTCCCAGTCTGTCAGCAGATTATCAGCAAAAAAGGGGGCAACAGCGTTCAGCGCATTATTTGCTGATTCATCCGTGGCATCGAATGCATTACCCTCTGCCGATAGTTCAGCAGATAGAGCTGGTTGCTGCGTATCGTAGGCAACCGGTGGCAGTAACAGGGATAAGAGGTTCTTCGCATTGCTCATAGCTGCGATACCTCGATGCTGCCGACACGGATCCATTCCACAACGGTTTCACTGACGTCAGGAAATACGTTCGACGTCGGGGAGACTATGACGCGGTCAACGACGCCGGTCACGATAGAAATCAGCATCTCGGCCTGAGAGCGAATAAACGGCTCACCCGGTGGTAATTTATTGATATAGTCCGTCAGCGTGGCAATAATATTCTCTCGCGCCACATCAATCTTCACGCCATCAAGCGAAACCTGAATATCCAGATCTACCGTTTTAATCATCGGCCCCAGTACCAGGCAGTTCTTCGCTGTTACCGGACGTACATCATCAATATATGCCTGCGTGGCGGCAATAATTTCGGCAGAGGGTAAACCGTCGGCCGAGGTAATGACCACGTCAACAGTACCCAGCCCGCGCCGCAAGGGATAAACATACGCGGCCGTGACGCCATCCACGGACATCGCCCAGCGGCGGTAATCGTACTTATTCCCGCCGGCTGGAGCGCGGCGAATAATGTCCAGCAAACGCGCCAGTAACTCAGTATCGGATTCCTGGTCAGTTCCCCCGGACATAATCCCGATAATAACAGTGCTGTCGAACCCTGTCGGCGTGCTGGTAAACGTGCCTGATGTGATAGCTGTGGTATTACCGGCAGCGCCGGCAGTGGAATAGCTTGCCGCTACCGTACCGTTACCGTCGCTATCAAGCGTCACTGCGGCCGTGGTGGTATATGTCAGGCTACCGCGCGTCACACTGTAGCCGGCCGCTGCCGTCGCGCCGGGTTCGCCGGTGACAGTCAGGATGCCGCTGGCCGTGGTGGCCGACTTGCGATATAAGCCGCGCGTACGGGCGTGCCATTCCAGAAACTCGGTATCGGCCGTGTCAGGAAATATCTGGCGAACTATCCAGCCCTGATATTGATAAATACCGGTTGCCACGCTGGCCACTGCGCTGGCACGGATATACAGGTCACTGTCGTCACCGATATCTGCGTCAGTATTCAGGTTTTTAATATCGCGCAGAATATTACTGCGGATATCATCAAACGTCGGCGTGATAAACGGCATTAAATAACCCTCACAAAATGCTTAAAGGGGACGGTAATACCATCGGCCTGAATAACGGTGATCAATAAAAGGAGCCAGCCCGGCTCCCCCTGAAAGGTTTCTACTGTGATGCTTTTTGCCCGGCCATCAGTATCAGCCGTCAGCGGTGCCAGCGCCTCTTCAGCATACTGGCGAGCGAGTTTATGTACGCGGGTTACATCTTTCTCTCTCCTCAGAAGATGAAGCTTTGAACCGACATCCGGCTGCGCCCACCATGAGCCGAGCGGGATGGTCAGACGCAGATACACTGCGTTTGCCAGAGTGCTGGTACTCGTGCCGGCGTAGTCGCCGGTTGTCGGGTCTAATAGTCTGTCCACGCTGCCATGATGACAGAGTGGACTGGTATGAATAAGTTGAAGGGCTTCAGTGGGTCTGGCGGGGGTTACATCTGCTGGTTCGGTTTATCCGTGATGCCGGCATCACTGCCATGATCGTGGTCATGGTCATCATAGGTCTCGCGCATCTGATCGAGCGTCGATTTACCATCGGATAGCTGGTCGCTGGCTTTCAGTAATGGCGTCTCAAAGGTCGCACCGGCTGACGCCGTAACGCCATAATCCTCAGTTTCAACGGTGTATTTTTTGGTTTTAACAAGGTACTCATCACAATCCACTTCGACGATTCGGCCCTTTTTGATATGCACAAAAGCACCTTCATCAGAGTAGATGGCCACTTCACCGCTGGCCACCTGCAAACGGTATGCACCGTTCTCGGTGGCGATGATGATGGCATGCGAGGTCTGGCCACCGATGGGAAGCACGATACACTGAGTGCCGGCAGGCGGGCAACTGGTAAACCCGAAGTGCTGGAACAGTTCGGCGTCCTGCAGCTGCTCGCCGGCCAGCCCTTTAAGCTGCACCTGCTGGATGGTTAAATCGCTTTTAACGCGGGTTAAACGTCCCCGGAAAGCAAGGCGAATACCGCGCAGCGCGGAGCGGATACGTAAATCAACCTGGTTCCACATCGACTATCCCCGTTTCCAGTTTTTTCTTTTTCCGTCCTTTGCGGGCCTTTTTCTTCTTCGGCCACGCATCGGGGATCCAGACGCCATCCTCTTTCAGCCGCAGCGTGGTCACTGCGCCGCCCGGGCGTCCGCCGGTGAACTCCCGGCCCATCAGAAAATAGATGGCATCGATACCGTGCGGTTCGCTGATGACGTGGATGCGCTGCCCGGGCTCCCACAGCACACCGTCACTGGTCCGGTGTCCCTGAACCCTGGCAATCAGGCTGTACCCCTCCAGCCGGGCATCAGCCATCATCTTGCGGGCACGGTAACGCACCTGCTCAAGGTCATCTGCATCATGCATGACGATGACTTGTGGCCGGTAATAGGTGACAGACGGATCCTCAACGGTAAACTGCAGACCATGCTGGCCGGTCTCGGCTAACCCGGTATCCAGCTCGGTTTCAGACGTATCTGCATCTTCGGTCACAGAAAATGTCGTCGGGCTGGTGACATCAAGTATCCCCAACTCTTTCTTTTTATTTGTCGAATGGGCATGGCCCTGCGCCAGTACTGTCAGACGGGAAAAGCTGCGCTCCATACTGCTTTCATCGGTTAGGCTGAGGAGATTATTTCCCTCACCGGAGCGGCGCATCACCAGCGTGGCCACCGGCGCAGTGGTGTAGTCTGGCCCACCGATAACCAGCGTACCGTCAGGCCGGAACCATGGCCAGAGACCACGGCCCGCACAGGCCCGCAGCAGGATATCCCATGCCCGCTCACCAGGTTCAGTGGTGATTTTGTCATTACGGATCGAGCTCTCGGCGTGCAGCTCAATATTTTTGATACCCAGCGGCCGAACGACCTGGGCGATGACTTCCTCGAGGCTGGCCTGACGGCTGGTCAGCAACGGGGATGCGCAATCCACCAGGATGGCCGCACCGTCACGGCCCGTGACTGAAAGCGAAACCTGCTCCCGGCTGACGGAACGCGAAACCCGGTCAATACGCCCGGTCATTACCACATCCGGCCCGATGCGGACCTGAACCGGGACGCCCCGCGCCACACCTTCTGGAAAGATGCCATCGGGCAGACCGAGACGCATCGACCAGGCATCAGCGGGGATAAGAAAGTCGCTGTCTATACCGTAGCCGGACCAGTCGGAATGGACCTTTCCACCAACGACGACCGACACTTTGTCCAGGTCATTATCCTGGGCTGTCTGTTTATTCTGCGTAGCCATTCAGGACGTCTCCCGCGATGATGTTATTGGGGTCACGAAGGGACGGATTAAGGAGCTTAAGCTCAGTGGCCCGGCTGTAATCGCCATACCACAGGTGGGCAAGCAAATGCAGATTCGTGGCACTGGCCACCGTGCGCTGAATCAGTGGGGGTCTGGCCTGTATCAGTGCCGTGGCCATCGACTGCAGGGAAAGCGCGGTATCACGAAGGCCATTAATAACCGGCTCATATTCCAGCGCGATCGACGTCGTTGAGCTGCTCACGGTCTCCATCTCAGCGGCCCAGGTACTGCGCACGCTGTCGATTGCGTTCTGTACTGCCCGGCGGGCATCACCGGTGATAAGACTGATATCATCGGGGCTTAACGCAGCGGTGACGGTCTCATCGCTCAGAAGGTCAGCCGCCTGCTGCGACAACTCAAGGGCGACCGCCAGCTGTGTCATGGCAATCAGCTCACGGATATCGGTGGCGGTTACGTTTGCCGGCATTTCAACGGAAGCCGTCGCATCCCCATTGACAAGACTTGCCGGCAGTACGGCTACCTCATCGGCCTGGGTTTTCACCGCTGACCAGTCAGCAAGGACGACCGATGGCACGGAAGCGTATACCGCAGAGTCCGAGCTGATGGAACTGGTCGCTGCCGAGCTCTGCAGGCTCAGCGCAGACTGAAGGTCAGTCATAAAGGCTGCCGGGAAATTGACAAAATCAGTCGTGCTGCTGATAAAACCTGTGATTTCACTCCGGAGAATGGCTGCCATGTTCAGCGCTGTGACACCCAGCGCTTTGGCGCGGGCCATATACTGCCGCGCCGTTCTCAGCGGCTTCATCGCGTTATCCAGTAACGTGGCGGTACTGTCGAGGATCCCCTGAGCCTGGTTGAAAATGGCATCTGCCTGACTGAGTGGCCATTCGCGTACGAAGAACTTCACATCCAGACCTGACTGCAGGAACTGCAGATCAACAGTACAGTAGTCAGGCATCTCCGCGTCGTGGTTTACCTGATAGACGTAGCACAGCATATTTGGCATGGAGCCAAACACAGGATGAATAAGCTCGCCCGAGCCGCGCACGTCCAGTGCGGCAATGAACGCCTGCAGCCGGCTTTCATAGTCGTCGCCAAAGAAGACCGCCTGACACTGCAGGCTGCGTGGTTTACCGCCGAGGTCGTCAATATTGGCCCCGTTGCGATACGGGTATTCATGCTGGGCGATATCACGCTGCACGCTGTCACGCGTGGTGATGATATCGAAGGCGACGCCCCGGAAGCTGGCGTCCTGCAGATCTGTTTCCCATGCCATCAGTGCGGTCCTCCCTGTGGGCCACGGGTGGCGGACTGGCTGTTAGCCTCGTTAACCACCTCAGCCAGTACACGGCCATCTACCTGCAGTTGCGTGGTGATATTAATGGGTAAATGTTGAGCAGGCGCCTGAGCAAAACCAGGGACGGGATAACCATTGGCCGATTCAGGCACGCGAATATTCTGAGGGGATGACCACCAGGAACTAAAATCCCAGTCAAAAAGAGGTACCTTTTTCTCATCGAGCTTTTGCTGAAGCAATTCTCCAGGAGAAATTCCTTTTTCTTGTGATTCTTTATTGATGTCATCCATTTTTTCGTCAAGAGTTTCTTTAATAGCAGTTGCAGCGGTAAAGTAGGCTGCAAATTTTCCAACGGCTCCTGGAATATCCTTGAGGGAATCCATTACGCCACTCTTGTCATCGCCGCCAATATCTTTCCAGTTCGTTACGTAGACCGGGACCACTCCCGCCCCCGACGCTCCGCCGCCAGTAAGGAGATCTGCCGGGCTGAAAGAGCCACCGCCACTACCACCTTTTCGACCTATGCCGGGGAAACCGCCACCGGTAAGAAAGCGGATACCCGCTATGGCGGCTGCGGCTGCGGCCAGTGCTTTGATGCCTGTTGTTGCCCCCGCAACGGCAGTGGTCAACCCTGGGTATTCAGCTGCATAGTCGGTAAGGTTTTTCGAAAGTGTACCAAGTACTTCAGACAGAGGCTTGATGGCATCCATCTGTGCAAAGTCGGATTGGTTACCTAACTGATTAGTTTTAAAACCGGCTGTGCCAGACATTAATTCGTAGTTCAGGTCACCCGCCGTCGCTCCATCTGCGAGGGTTCTCTGCACATTGGCACTATCCCGGACCTCATAGGCATATTTTCGATTTGAACGGTATGCAACCAATGCCATCAATGCTTGCTGATCTGCAATGATTTGTCCTACAGATGAACCCTCAAGGATTTTTGCCTGGGATGCCATAATCCTTTGTCGGTCAGCACTATCGGTGGAATTAGCCAGCCTTTTTTCGAGCTTGCTATACTCGGGGTTACTCGCAACGATTTTATCCACGATTGCACTAAAAGCATCAATGGAGTTCATTCCTTTACCTTGCGCATTTACAAGAGAACCGGGAAGGTCAATCCCTTTTCCGTTGTATTTAATACGCTCAGCAGCTGTCGCCGCATCCCTGCTGGTTATCTTAGCAAGGAACTGTGTAACATTATTTCCGGCCTGGCTGCTGCTACCCGCAGTGATTGCAGCCGCCTGGTTTAACCCGAGCAATGTTGCAAAATCATCAAGGCCTTTCATACCCGCATTGCCGGCATTAGCTAACTGCTCGGGTAGATATTTAGCCATATCAGCCAACTCAAAAGAGCCAGCCTGACCCGCTTTGATTGCCATATTCAGTGCTTTTGGTATGTCTTCATCTTTCACACCAAAAGTTTGCTTCAGGCGTATGGCAATCATCGCCATATCCTGAGAATCAGCGCCGGTCGCTGTCGAGTATTTTTGAAGCATGGGTAACAGTTGTTCTGCTGATTTAAAATCGACTGTACCTGATGCCAGAAGTGCATCGAGAGTCCCGGCTGCACTATCTTTATTACCTCCACCAACGGATACCGCCCGACGAATCAGCTGGTCCATTGATTGCATGCCTGAGCGTCGACCTGCAATGCCTTCATCAGCAAACGCCGTATTGGCCATCATGGCAAGGCGCTGTTCATAACTCATTTGGTTACGAACGGGCTCACGCAGCACTGCTGCCGCTGCCGTCACGCCGCCTGCAATAGCAGTTGCGTTGCCGCCCCAGTTACGCAGACGCTCCATACGCGACATCGACTGACCCGCGCCATTTAGTTCAGTGCGTAACTGTGCAACCTGGCTGGTCATAGCCCTGAATGCGCGAGTCTGTTCATTAGCACTCATGGTGCCGGAGCGCAGAAGGCGGTTATAAGCGGCCTGAGTCTGCATGATTTCACGCTGAATATCTTTTTCAGAACGGATCCCCAGCGTTGAACGGGCGCTGGCCGCCCGCTGATATTCCTGCTGAAGGGTGCGTGATGCTCTAATCCCCTCACGTGAGGATTGCTCCCGGGCACGAGAGGCATCATCTTCTGCTTTCTTATTGGCGATCGTCTGACGCTGGATATCTGTCAGCACCTGCCGTAAGGCTTTTGAGCCCTGATCCCGCGCAAGCAGGGTCATGGCAAGCTTTAAGTCACGCATTTACCGTTTCCCCTTTTTTCTGGTGGCCCGGCGGGATTTAATCTTAGGCGCACGGTCTGCAGGTTTTTTCCCCTGCAGCCGTGCCAGATCGTCAAGCCAGGACTGTAACTCGCCTGGCGTCATTCCCCTGACGCTGTCTTCGCTGATCCCGTACTGTCCAAGGGCGAGGATGGCTCGCCGGAGTCCGCTAAGTCCGGCAGCGTGCGCATCCGCTTTTTTTTGAGCCCGGCAAGCTCTGCATCAAGCAGATCCATATCATCGTCAGTCAGTCCGTCCAGCAGCAGTTCAGCAGTGATTTCATCGGCACTGAGGCTTCCGAGGGACTGAATCACTTCCGCCAGGACAGCAACGCGATAGTACATATGTGCCGCCGCACTGGTCGTCTCGCCAAGTGCTTCCATTGTCGCCTGTAGTGCATTCACGGTATGACGAATCACCGGCAGTATCACTGTGTAGTCATAATGGATAACACTGCCATCCTTTGAAGGAATGCCGAATAACAATTCTCCTGATGCTTTCATTAGCCTTGTACCTTACGCAGTGACTGTACTGTGATATCGCGGCGGGCTTCGTTATCCACGCTGTACTGTTCGCCGGTCTGAGTGGTGAAGCAGTCCAGATAGCTATACAGCGGGTTTCCGTCCATATCCATGGTGGTCAGTTTGGCTCCGACCATTTCATCCCAGTCCGGCTGAGCAACGTTTTTCGGGATGACGACGGTGATCTGCAATGAATGCTCTGCGATACCTTTCGAATAGCCTTTGGCGCGGCCGGTCCGGTTCATGGTTTTCACCAGCTTGCGCCCGGTGTTCGTCTGGGGACGAATATCGGTAACCTCAATCTCCTGGCCGTCCACGTACAGAACGATTGAGCCGACGTATTCTTCAAGTGCCATTTACATGCTCTCCTTACAGAAGCAAATCGATGCGACCGGCGAAGACGTGGAGACCGTTCACCACATCCGACGGAATACGGGCATTCAGGCGGTTAACATCCTGGCTGTCACGCTCGACGATCAGCGCGTCCTTATTGGCGTCAACTTCCTCAATGATTTCCAGCTCTTCCAGCTTCAGCAGCACGTCATAGAGTTCGCTGCGGACCAGTGGAGGCGTACGCGTAGAGAGCTTTTCACGCGGGAAGCGCAGCGCAATTCGCTCGCGGCAGGCTTTACGCACGTAATCCAGGGTACGGATGGTCGTCAGGTCCAGCAGAGACACATCATCGACGCCGCTGGCATTACGGGTATAGGTCGTGATAGCGCGGACGATCTGCACCGTCTCGCCGGAACCCACTTCAAACGGAGTCAGGCCGTTATGTAGCGCGTTTTCCTGCTCGGTTCGTCCCGGGCGGCTGGCTAGGTCCGTCACATCCAGCGCCAGTGTCAGGGTGTTCAGCGGTCGGGCCGGGTCTTCTTCACTGGCAATACGTGCGCCATATGCCGCCGCAATTTCTGCCGGCAGCATAACGGAACCGTTATGCCAGCCCACCGTAATTCGCCCGCTGTTGATTTGTGATGCCAGAGTGGTACCGGCGGCAAGCGTACCCGGCCAGCCGGCGACGCCCACCGCGCCGCGTTGCTCCATCGGGCCGGAAACAAAATCCAGATGGGTACGCAGTGCTGTCAGCGTGGTCTGGGTGCAGAACGGGCTGACGATGATGTTGTGGCCTGCAGCCACGACGTTCGCCAGCGCCGGTGCGATATCCGGGTCAGTGGCCCCGCTGGCCATTCCAACGACGGCAGTCGTCGTACCGGATGCAGTGGTCTGCGCACGCAGGCGGATATCGTTGCCGGCCGCACCTTTGTTCTTCGCGGTCAGGGTCAGGACACCAGCTAACACTGCAGCAGTAACGGGCAGCTCCGGCTGATTATCGATCGCAGTTTTCATCGCTGCAGCGATTTCAGTTGCGGTATCTGCCGCACTGACGGCCACATCCACGCGGGTATTACCGATCCACAGACTGACCACACCCTGCGAACTGGCAGGCCCGGTGATGGTCAGCGTACCAGCAGCGGCAACCCCGGCGCTGGCATCACTGACGCCGATAACGGTCAGATCGAGGTAGGAATAGGTATTGATGGCAGCTACCACCATCAGATGCGCAATGGAGCCGTAACCGAAGTACACTGCGGCTTCATCGCCGCTGAATACACTGGTGGCCACAAGCGGTTCAAGGCTGCCGCTGGCGAGCATCGGGGCGACAATCAACACTTTTTGCGCATTCGCCGGCAACGTGCGGACAGCAAGTTTCGTATTGAACTCAAAATACTGCCCCGGTTTGCGGATGCTCGACGGGATGTTGTCGAAAGAAATATTTGGGCTGGACATTATTTGGTTCCTTTGCCGGTCGTTGCTGCAGCGGCCGTAACATCAACGGTCGCATCTGTCACCTTCACCAGGTCGCCCTCATTCAGACGCCGCAGATAGTAGGTGCTTTCAGGAACCTCAACCGGTTCCTGTTCGATGTACCGGCGGGCGTTATCCTCGCGCGGTACCCGGATCCCTTCACGGGCTTTCACTTTCATGATGAATAATATCCTCAGCAGCGAACGGCTCCTGGCCGTTCAGGAAATACCGCAAATCAGTGGTCAGCCAGGCCGGGTCATCTTCACTGCTGGCACCACCATACTCGCCAAAAATCTGGTCAGGATGACCGGGCGGCAGGTCGGCCGGCACCAGAGGAAACCGCCCGTTCTCCAGTGATTCCGAATCAAACCGGGTATCGAACTCACAGGCAAACACAGACATGGCCGCTTTCTGCACCTGCGTGTTAAACAGGGTGCGCACCTTACCAGGCATCAGATGGTCAATGGGTAACCCTAAGTCCTGGCTGGCCAGTAGCCGGCGGATGGCATAAACCAGTTGATAAGTGCCGACCTCGCCGAATGCCGGCCCACCGTGGCGGGTAGTCTGGTCGCTGCGCACGCTTCGCGCTCCGGCGAGGACCACAAAACGCGCGGTATCCCGCCACTTATTACGGGCGGTGCTCAGCAGCTCTGAGCCCTGAATACCGCCAAAGGTGACCCAGACGCCCGGAAGCTGGCGAATGACATCAGCAGGATCGCCATCGAGTTCGCCACTGTAGGAACGCACCTCGCGGACCAGTTTGCCGAGCCCCCGGGTGAGCCTGTCGATAATGGCGGATTCGATTTGCGTGATAATCAAAATGCACCCCCATCCGTTTCACTGCGCCCGAAAACCCGGCCAGCCGAGGAAAAGCGGGAAACACTCCCACCCTGAGCGACTGAACCATCCGGGAGACGGCCCAGCGTGATGCGGCCATCAGCCACACGCTCCAGATACCTGATTGCGTCTTCATAACGTTGACGTATCTCCTCTGTGTTCTGCGTCTCTGCGCCGGTCAGTTCGTACCGGGCGATATCGCAACACTTACCCGTCAGGATCCCGGGCGTATCAGTCCATGGCACCGGATAACGGCCAGCGAGATAACTGTCGATGGTGGCGGTGGCCCGCTCAAGGCCACCGTTCAGCACGTCGTCATTAATCTCACCGGTATAATCACGATCGGAAAGCGCGATACATTCCGTTTCACCAAACTGCCGGACCATATCGTCCCGGGTTGCGTACATAGCTGACTCCGCTTACTTTTTCTCTTTAGCCGTAGTATCAGCCGAGGCAGTATCGTCAGCGGCGTTATCCTTCACCTCTGGCGACTGACTCGCTTTCTGTAGCTCCAGCGTAACCAGCAGAAGATCGCGATCTGAGGTCACATCCTTAAGCTGGACCTCAAGCTCCTGAATACGAGCCAGTGCGTTTTTCAGCTTGTCGTCATCGCCGCTGACCGCGCCGAGATGGACAACCAGTGCCGGTTCAGCACGCAGAATGGCGATCTGCTCGTCCGTAAAACGGCCATCAGGCCAGGTTACCGGCACGTCACGGTGTGCCACACCGCAGCGACGGAAACCGTCGCGCTTGGAAGTAATCGTAATTTCAGGCATTTATGCATCCACCCCGGTTGAACCAAAAGCCATCTGCCAGAAGCCATAACCGCCGTTGGAGCGGGCCTCGGCACCAAATTTGTACTTCTTCATCAGGAAGACGTCGTCGCTGTCCATATTGGTCTGCTCGACGAATACCGGCTTTTTACGCTCCTGATAGACAAGCGGTTTCACCGGCTGGGTGCTGTCAAACAGATACCACTCGGTATCGGTAGCCAGCCCCGGCCACACCAGGACTTTCGCTGTCCCTTTGTAGATGTTTGGTGTGTTATCCGGGAAACGATCGGCGGTCATCAGATAGTTGGCGGTATCTTCCAGCGCCGGCGGGACAACCAGCAGACCCGGGCGGATACGCAGGTTTTCACCTTCGTCATCCTTGAAGTCACGCATCGCTGAACGGGCTGCACCGTAAGATGCCTGGGCTGTGGCGAACGATGCTGCAGACAGCGCTTTCGTGCCTTTGTTGGACGCCACGCCACTACCGACCGGGTGATCCGTATCGAAGAAGTACTGGCCGTCATAACAGAAGTTGGTGAAACCACCGCTCAGCAGCCGGCCGATAATATCGGCTGGCAGTTCTGCGGCAGACTGGCCAGCACCCTGAGCCTGCTGTGCATAACCCAGCATGGTGTCGTCTTCGATATCGTTACGATCGACCTCAATGGTCGCTTCCCAGTCTTTGTTACGGATGGTGTAGCTGAAGCCTTCCAGGGCTTTCACCACTTTTTCGCCAACCCATTCACGCATTTTCGGGAAACGCGACAACCAGGCGTAGTTCTCTTCCTTGGTGCTGGACGGCACGACCATGGCAATCTGCTGCCAGTCGTTAGGGGTCTGATCAAACGCATTTTGAAAGGTCTTCTTAAGACCGATAAAAATGGTTTTCAGGTTCTGCTTGTTAACAATCACGGCTGTTCTCCTTAAATTTCAACCCAGACGCCATCAGACTCGACGGCAATAACGGTACCGGCCACCGGTCGCGCATTGGTGTTGCTGGTTTTGGCGACGGTGATACTGTCCGCGACATAGCAGGTCTTACCGACTTCAGCCTGGGTTACAGCGTCCCCGGAGAAGTTGGCCAGTTTCCAGGCTTTACCGCGACGAACCATGACCGACGTCGCCCCGGCCGCACCGGCAGTGTTATCCGCGTACTCATCGGAAACGCCGAAAATGGTCAGGGAGGCGGTGGCTGCGGCAGGAACGGCCATGCCACTGGCATTCAGGCCAACCATGTGCCCGCCATAAATCATTGTGGCCGCAGCCACAGGCGCGGCGACAAGCTCACCATTGCGCCAGGGGGTGTTACGATCAGACATTGCTGTTTCCCTCGATAAAATCGTTCGGATTAAGGCCCATCACGCTCAGTACGGCCGGATTCAGTTCATCATCCGGGGCATCTACTGCACGGGATGGCAGGCCAGCTGGCGGACGGCCCCCGGTCTGCGTGGTGGTGAGCGCGGCGATACGCGGTTGCTTGCTCAGATGATCGCGGAGTTTGTCGGGGCTGGATTTGGCCAGCGCCTCCGCCCAGCCTTTTTGCGCCGGCAACAAACGGCCATCAGACAAGGCCGCCTGAATCAGCTCTGAGGACTGCTGCAGCGTCAGTTGGGCAATCTGCTCCTCACCTGAGGCCCGGGCCTGTTCAATCGCCTGATTCATGACATCCACGGATACCCAGAGAGCAGGATCAGGATTCTCAACCTGAGACGTCAGCGCAGCGACGCTGGCCTCAAGCCCGTTAATCCAGGCAAGACCAGCGGCAGCCTGACTGTCCGAAGCCTTAATTTTGTTAATGAGCTTCTGCAGTTCGTTGAGAATGTCGGCTTCGGTTGACGAAAGCGGCAGACCCAGGAACCAGCGGAGCTGTTCCAGCAATTCATCCATCGTTGTGTCCTCAGTTGAAGTGGCGGCGAGGAGGGAGGCAGCGGCAAGCATTGCCTCATCCATGCCGTCCAGGGCGGGCGTATTGGTCAGGGCCGCGTTGATTAACGTGGTGACCAGACCAGTCGCGTCGTAAAGAAAAACGGGGGAAATAAATTTGTATTCACCGGCATCGATAGCGGCAGCAGCGGCGTCAGTCCATTCAACATCCACGGCAAACAGGCCAACCCCTTCACGCCACTCCAGCTTTTTAAACCAGCCCGAAGCCGGAGCGGGTAGCCCGTTCTTCGCTGAACGCAGGGTCTGGTGTTCGTAGTCGATGACATAGGGAGTCTGGCGGGCGTCAGCGGCGGCGATTAATGATGCCGCGATCGTGGCATCAATAAACCAGCCATCCGGGCATTCTGCCGGGCGGCCGTCGCCGGCACGGAAGGTACCGGCCGGCAACAGCTGGATCACGCCGCGATTTGCAGCGCTGATAACCTGTGAGAGTGACGCGATATGTGTTTTCATGACGCCGACAGTACAGGGAATATAGCGGCGTAATAAGTTGACGGGCTTCAGTGGGTATATAAAGGAAGAGAGTGCCGTTACATCATGTCACTCTGTCCCGCTGCAGGGCAATAGCGCTAAACGTTTTTAAACCGCTTTTAAAAACGCCTGAGCACCCTGTCAGGGTAGTTCCGTGAGGTGGCGAGCAAGAAAACGCCCTGTGATGCGTTACAGCGCGTTTTCGGTCTTCAGGCTTTACCGGTAGATCTGGCTGAAATAATTCACCGATTTTTCTTCCATAGCGCTGACGTCGGATTCGGCCAGAAAAAGAAACGGGCGGGCAGGCATTTTAATCTCATATGCCGGGATGGTATTCCACTCTGCGTAATTAGCTTTACTCTTGCGGGCAAACTGATTGTTCAGGGTACCGTCCTTGTTCTGGCGATAGTACGCCTGCTGACTGCGGGCCGGGATGCTAATCTTTCCGCCAGACTGGTGAATGCCGGCATAGATGACATTAGTCCCGACGGTCGCCATATCGTTGTCGCTGTACTGAGCGATGCTCGAAGCCAGCCGACCAGATCGCTGCAGTATCTGACCTGGCCCCCGCCGTCTGGCATAACGTGGACTCCATCCGAGCCACTTAGGTCGGCCCTGTTGTTCGAAGTTCTCCTGGACGGCGTCCTCCATCATCCCGGCCAGCATTCGCATCAGTGGCGCACGATTCTCAAAGCTTCTGATGAGCTCGCCCAGTGAGCGCTCAAAGTCGGTGACGTCAAAAACGATTTCATAGGCCATTTAACGCGCCCTCCAGTATCGGTAATTCAGCCAGCGACTGCAGGGACGCCGGTGTCAGTTCTGCGCCACCGTCCGGTAACTGCAGCTCGTAACCTGTAGCGTTCTGCCCGGGAACGGCCCGCACCTGGTGGAGTGACTCGCCATTGCGGATGACATAAAGCAGATCGTCACCATCAGCCAGAACCGCTGCAGGCTGGCGCAGCTGTGCCGGCAACTGCTCCCAGAGCGGCCCGGGTGACTGTACCACCGCGCTGTCGGTCACCGTCATCACTGCGGCGTCGGGCATACGGCCACGACCAGAAAGCGCATCGAGTGTGCGGGTGCTGAGTGCGCCGGCATGACGGAAAGCACCGGCTGGCTCACGCAGCAGCGACTGATTCACGAAGCGGCGGATGTCTGATGTGATCGCGTCAAGCAGCTGCGGCTCCGAAAGTGTGTGCTGAACAGCCAGCGCGGCCATCTGTGGTGGTGCAGTGGTTGAGCGGTCCATCAGGCGTTGACCAAAACCCGCCAGCCAGCCCTGACCCGGATTGTGGCCAAAGCCGGCATCCGGGGTATAGAGCTGACCGTTGTAGCGGAACGCCTGCACCTCGCGGGTATCCTGCGGCCCCCATGCCTGCTGCACGGTTTCCAGATGCCCCTCGCTCGACCAGACGGAGATGCTCTTGCCGTCGATATCGCTTTGCGAACGTGCCCGGACGCGGCAGCGGCATCCCCAGCCGTCGGGCGGATAGGCAAACTGCCAGATGGGATCGTCATAGCGGGCCGTCAGTCCGTTCAGTGCCGCGTGTGCGGGCCGTGTGCGCAGGTCCATGACCGCCACGCGCGTCCAGTACGGGCGGTCGGCGGCGTTCTCCATCTGCTGGGCGTAGCGGCCTGCACCGTAGGACGACTGCATATTGGTTTCAAAGATAGTGCGTAGCCGGCGCGGGGTTAACTGCTTGCCCTCCAGTACGCCATCCTCATCGGCGACCAGCTTAGCCTTATCGGCCAGCCAGCCTTTCTGCGTCAGCTTCTGCGTCATCTGCAGGCGGAACTGCTCGAGCGTCAGCCCGTTGTCCAGCGAGTCCTGCAGGCCGGCACGCACGTCCTGCAGAATATCCTGGCGAAGGATGCCGGCGACGGTGAACGCCGTCGCGTGCGCCCGCGCCTCCACCTCATGCCAGTTAAAGCCGATGGTGTAACCTTTGGACTGGAAATACTCGATGGCCTGAGCAGGTTTCAGCCCGATCGCATAACTCAGATCAACGCTTTCAGGCATCGGAATTCAGCCGCCCCCATACATCGGAGACAAAGAGCGCCTGCTCCAGCAGGGTGACCAGCTCGCTGTCGTCCAGGTCAGGATAACTGCCGACGATGATATCCATGGCTTCATCCGGAAGTTTTCCGTCCTGCAACGCCGCAACCAGCGGCGCAATCAGCTTTTCCATCGCGGCCGCGATTTTCTCCGGTACCGGGCGCCCATTATCCAGCGCCTCCTGTGCCGGGTCTGATAGCTCTGTTGCGGTGGTCAGGGCGGCAATGCGACGGAAGCGCTGATTCAGCGCAACGGGTGACGGAGCGCTGGCTTGTGAGGGAGCTTCCAGTACCGCTTCATCTTTCTGGGGGACAGGAATACCCAGTTTCTTATGCACCCAGGATGCCGGAATACTTTTAACACCCGATTCAACCAGATTTTTAACACCCGTTGAAAAGGATGCGATCTCTTCAATATCCCGGGTATCAAATACAAATTTAGGCAGGCGACGGCGAGATATTTCATACCCGTTAATCCGCAGCAGCATATCAATCATGCTGCTGAAGAAGCCGTGCAGCTGCTTGGCATCCGAGACGAGGATATCGTGACGCACGTCGTTGTGGACATTGCCGAGTGCATTGGTTGAGGTCTTGCCATCTGCCTGGCTGGTGAGGGTTGCCCCGAGGATCACTTTTGATTGTGTGCGCTCACACCAGTCCATCATCGCAACAAACGGGTCAGCCTGGCCGGATGCTGCCGATTTGAAGTCAATATCGGTCCCTTGTGGAATAATACCCGCCGCATTGTGGCCCAGGGTAACCAGCGCTTCGAAAAGCGCGTCTTTGTCCTGGTCCGTTGCGCCAGCCATGTACTTACCGACGCGCGCCGGCAGACCATAAATCTCCAGGAACTCCGCCAGATCGCGAACCGCAAAGTTCTTGAACAGGTACGGCCAGACCAGCACACGATACAGACCCGACTGACCGGTAAAGCCGGTTTTCGCGTTATGCTTATGGACCATCCAGCCGAACGGCATCAGCTCTGCACCGTCGATGCTGCCATCATTCAGGCGGATATTATCGCCACGGTCAGGGCGTGCCTGGAACCAGCGATGCGGCCTGAGGTGGGTGGCGCTGGGTAGCCAGACATTCTCTTCCAGTTCCCATTCCAGCTCCTGACAGCTGAAACCATGCCCGATCGCATCCGCTGCCTGCAGGATGATATCTTCCAGATTATCGAGAGAGTCGAACCACTCCTGAACCATGGCCGCGAGGTTCTTCTCTTCCGCCGTCGCATTGCGCCGGGGTTCAATGCTCCAGTCGAGACCCAGTAACGCATTCTTACGCTTGGCCATCTCCGAAAAAATATGGCCATCCTTTTCGACCATATCGTCAAAGAGATCTGCCTGAGCGGAAAGATAACCCTGCTCAGCTTCCTGCAGTATTCGCGGCAGACGCCTAATCGTCAGCCCCCGTGAGGGGTGAGCCGGATACGTGCTGTTAAGCTGAATCATCCGTGCGGTCTGAGGCGCTTTTGTTACCGCCTTATCAAATGGGCGGCCCCACTGATCAACTATCTTGCCCATTACCATCCTCCGTTGCCAAAGCGCGAGCGGGAACGCTGGCGCGACTGGCCTGAATGTCTGTTGTCATTATCTCTGTCATCGTCCTGCCGGCGCGGAACGTGGCGGAACCCGTCTCGCGTCCCAAAGGAATTACACAGCGCCCAGAGCATATGCAGCGCATCCGGGCCATCATCATGGTCTGCCATGGGGAAATGTCGGAGCTGCTCTATCAGGGTGACCTGGGTCGGGCTGAGCCGAATCAGTTTGTTGAACACGTAAGGCTGCAGGGACTCGATACGCAGGATTTTGTCTGAGTGCGGAGTAACCGGCATCGCCGGGACCGGGACCCCCAGCTCTGCTGACTGACGAACCAGCTCAGTACGCAGGAACTCCTGAAACTGGACCGCCTCAACCGACCAGCACAGACAGCCGTATTCCCGCTGCAGCGCGATAGTGTCGCTGATAATGACGCTCGGCAGACGCTTTTTAATGCGGGCTTCGACGACGTCCAAAACGCCGGTCATCCGGTTAAACCCGCCTACAAGGATCGCAGACGGGTCGCGGGAATTACCTTTAAGACCCAGACTGGGGTCAATGCTGCCAAAGAATGACCATTCCTTCAGCCGGTTCACCCAGAAGGTGATACAGGTGGCGAACGGTGCATCATCGCCGCTGACCGGGTCATTCTGGTATTCACTGTCGAAGGTGCTGTGACCGTCACGGGCGCGGATCAACATCAGGGTATAGAGTGGCCGCGCTGACCAGGAAACTAACGCGCCGGCTTCCATCGCCTCCCGGTGTTCGTCGTAGAACGTCCGGGCCAGCAGCTCGCCATCCTCGTCGTTGTTACGCAGGATTTCTTCCCACTTATCCCAGAGCGTCATGTCTGACGGCCAGGTAATGAGTGCCTTAAAGCGTTTGCGTTTCCAAAGCGGGTTTTTCAGGGTACGTGACAGCACTGAGTCGTAATGCAGAATGGTCCCGATGTAGATCACATCAAACTTGGCCCCCGCGCCACCCAGCGGCAGGACGGTCTTTTTCAGCCAGTTATCCAGCTTGTCGCGCTGATCCGGGTTGCGGACCAGCTCATCATTTTCAATATCATCCAGTATGGCCAGGTCAGGACGATACGGGCCATGGCGCAGGCCGCGCAGTTTTTTACCGCTGCCGGCAACCTGCACCTTGATATCGGTCGCCGTCAGGATGGTACCCATCTGCCAGACTCGGCCCGCGCCGCAGGCGTCGGAAAAGTCCATCTTCAGACGCGGGTTCCAGCAGAGCTCAGCCTTGATGGCTTCCAGCATCGGATAGGCCTGGTCGATACTGTCCATGATGATGACCGGGTATTTTTTCAGCTCCAGGATGATGCACCACAGAACAAAGAGCTGGCTGACTATGGTCGATTTGGCCTCACCACGGGGAGCTGCGATGGCGTCCTGCTGACTGATGGTCGCATTAACGATTTCAGGCAGACGCTGAAACAGGAACTTATGCAGCTCCGACTCATCTTTATGGCGGATATAGTGCGGGAAGTAGTTCTGCACGAAGTAACGAAAGCCGTTAATCGGATCCCTGACCGCCTCACGGCGCTGATTGACGGCCTCCTGAGACGGGTCAAAGCCGACCTGTTCCGCCTCGATGGACCGGCGCAGCGATGCGGCCAGCTCGTTGAGCTGGGCCTCAAACTCCTTTTTGTTCAGGCTGACATTCTTCTTACGCACCATTTTATTGACCTTTAAAAGGCTTTTTAGCTGCGTTTTTAAATCTTATATCCGCCTGCATCAGGCAGGCGAGCGCGTAGCAAAAAGCATCATCTCCGCAAGCCTTTAAAATGCAGTAAAGTTCTTTCTGCCGTTGGGGCAGTTCACATTGCTGGCGTGATACATTATCCAGTTCAATGAGGATATTTTTATCGGGAGTGCTCATGCCTTTTCTCCATTACTTCAGTGATGTTCATTGTGCGGTTTGTGGTCACAATTCATCGTTTTCTCTTCTGCATGCCGCCTGTATGAGACGATCAGAGTTGAATACTCATTCTCAAACGATAATGTGGCGTGAAGACCATTCTAATTTCAGGGGGATTTTTACCTGTGGAAACTGTTTCTCTCCTGTTACCTTCGATTTTTCGCCAATGGTTCGGGCTCCTGGACTCAAACCCGTTAGTTTTCTCAACAGACTGAGCCTTGAAATGATTGACCCTTCCGCTAGTTCTTCTCGGCCAAGGAGGATCGGCTATGAGGTGAAAATGGACGATGTTGGGACAGACCTCAGGAAGTTTTTTAAGCTGGATACGATTTATCCGGAGGGTACGGATTCTGTTCCAGAACATCTGCCACAGGAGATCCACTCCATGTACGTTGATGACCTTCTGCAGGCAACCAGTTCGCCCAGACTCACCCTGGTAAGCTGCCGGATGATTCTTGAGTCGGCATGCCGCGACAAACTGGGGACCGATAAAGGCAGGCTTGTCGATCTCATTCAAAAGCTTGGCGAAGCGGAAGCATTGCCACGCGTTATGCTTGACTGGGCCAACACAATTCGCCAGTTCGGAAATGAAGCAGTACATGTTTCAGGTTCTCCCACGGTGGATGAAGCAACTGAAATCCGTTCGTTTACGGTAACGTTGCTGGAATTTCTCTATAGCCATCCGGCAAGAATTGATTCATTGCGCAAAGGCAACCCGGGCTAAATATCAACAACCGGGAGAGAACGTGTCTGCCCGGCCAGTTCATGTGTGCAGTCCGCCAGATACTGAATCTGGCCGTCGCGAACAAAGCTGTGACAGACACGGTGCTGGTCCTTCGTCGGGTCATCAAAATATGCCGGGTTATCGCTCGGCTCTTCCCAGGTCACCAGGATGCTGGGGTTAAAGGTCGGACGAACATAATCATGGTTCCAGTCCCAGCGCGGCCCCGCACCCTGACCAATGGTCACCTGATGGGAAAAACCGCATCCCGGACAGATGAATGACAGGCGATCGTGAGACACATTTTTCACAACGGCGGAAATGAACATTTACTCCCCCTTTAAAGCGTCGTTAACAGCCTGCTCAAAACGGGACTTGGCGCTCCAGCGGTCTTGTCGCATGGCGTACTCCAGATATTCAACACGGCCATCAAGCAAATGGACTTCAACGTATTCCTTATAATCAGGCGCAATGACACAAGCTACCTGGCTCGCCATTACGCTGACGCGGGAATTCACCGGGATTAATTTGTCAGCCATAGTGTTTTTGCACCTCATTACCAAAGGGTTCCAGCACCTGGACAAAGGCTTCCATATGCTTCGGATAGTGTTCACTGATGAAGGTGGACAGCATCGTGATGACCTCCATCGCTGTGGCCAGCTGCGAGGTTTCCGGCAGAACGCGCTTGCTCGCCACCGTCGCCTTGTTGAAAGCATCGCTGAGGCTGGCCAGCAGTTCGACGCGGGCCTGAGGCGGAAGCTGCGAATCAACGTTGAGCTGCTCGATAGTGGTCTGATACTGAACGAGCAATCCCATCAGGATGGCCCGGCCGACGTCCTCCATACCATTACCCGCCAGCACGTTAGCGGCACGGAGCTTGTCCCAGTCGTCGCCGCTGTCCTGCGCGTCTTTCTTCCAGCGGGCGGCCGTCGCAAAACTGACGCCGCATTGCGAAGAAACGATCTGCAGTGACAGCTGGCTCTGAATATAAAGCCGCCGAACTTTTTCCCTTGTCTCGGGCGGATGCGCCATATCAGAACCCCATCTTGGCCTTGATTAAGGAAATGGTCGTCACGACCAGCCCGCCCGACAGCGCCCCGGTCAGTCCACCGGAGATAGCACCCTGACGGATAACCCGGCTTTCCATCGCATCAATACGCCGATCGATACGCATCACCGCCCCGGAGATTTTCTCCAGCTTAGGCATGATGTCGGATGACAGCGGCTGACGTTGCTCGGTCAGTAATTTCTGCAGAAGCAGTAACGGGTCATCGCTGGTGAGCCGGGGTGACGCTGTGACGTTTGCTGTGGTGATACGACGCTGACGCCGCTTTTGTCTGGCCTTCATGTCCGGTCTGCCTTCTTGTCCAGTTTTTCGAGTACGCGATCAACCGATTCCTTGATATCGCGGATGCGGTCTATCAGCTGGTCATGGTCGCGGCGGGAATCCTCCCGGCGCTGATATTCATCCTTGATACGCTCAACGGCTTTTTCGAGGTCCCGAATATCCGACTGCAGCCGGCGTATCCAGATACCGCCGAAGAGCCCAAGACCGCCCAGCAATATCTGATAAATCTGGTCAGGGGTCATTGCGGCTCCTTACCGTAGAGCTGGCGAATGGTATTTAGTTTGTTGCGAATGAGCTGGCACCATTCGCCGTAGGCGTTACTGTGCCCGAGGATGCCCCGGGGGGAGAGTCCGCCTCCGGTGCGGCCGGCATCGCCGGAATTTCCAGCATTTCTGCCGTTGGCTGCTGACAGATATTCACTGCAACCGGGTCCGACGGGATAGCCGAGGTTTTGCCCGTACAGGCACAAAGCCCCGGGACCAATACCAGTCCAGCCAGGACCATCTTTACGTGCGAGTTCATCAGTTTTTTCCCTCAGTTTTTGCTGTGCGATCGTCAATGCTTTGCCTTTGGCCAGCAGCTCCCCGGACAATTTGTCCGCCTGCTGGCGGTAGTGCTCGGCGAGATTCACCTGAGCCTGCAGTTGCGACTGGTTTTGTCTGGCCTTATCGGCATCTGTTTTTTCACGCTCAATTTTGTAATTGTCGAATGCCTTCTGAACGGTCGCTGTGGCGTTGTTCGCCGTCTGAACGTCGTCACGCATCCGGCTGGCTGTCACCTGAATCCCGATCCAGATACCGACGAAAAGAATCAGTGCGACAGCAACCAGCCAGGGGAGTAGCGGTTTAACCAGTGCCCAGAGTTTACTGGCCATCGGGGGTGCCTCCGTTAGGTGTGGATGAAGGCTGGTCACGCTTCATGGCCACCAGTTTTGAACCGATGTTATGACCCGCCCAGGCGACGATGTAGGCGGTGAACATCCACTCCTGTAGCTGCAGGCTGTAGCCGTACCAGATGACGATCGCGGACGTGACCAGGAAGGTAAAAAAAGTAATAGTGTCGGAGGTGCTGAGCCGGCCCGACGGGTTAGAAATCAGTTCTTTGAGGGACATAACACCCTCCGGGCTTTCTCGAAAAGCATGGCACGGTCATCGAGACCAACCAGCGCGGGGTTAATTTTGCGGGTAACTTCTACCACGTTGGCCGCATCCGCAGGCGCATTACAGCCATGCTGGTACCAGTACCAGGCGGCAGAACGGGCAGCGTTCACCGGGTCCAGCAACAGGTCGGGATTTTTCAGCAGGTCCAGCCCAAGCGCCTGCCCGCAGGCTCGATAGTTGTTCTTGAGGGTGATCTGAATTAACCCGCGGCCGCGATAGCGCCAGCCGTCACCGGAGGACTCCGGGCCGTTCCCGCCCTGGTTGGCATAGACAAAATTGGCGGTCGCTTCCGGCCTGCCGACGAACTGCTGGGCCAGTGCCAGTTCTGACGGCTCAATCTTACGATTTTTGTTGAGATCGTAGTCAGAACGGAAAATCATCGCCAGACGCGCAGCATCACGGTAGTACAGGCTTTCGACGACCCGGGTAAACCGAAGGCTCTCATGCCCCAGCTGTGCGATAAAGCCAGCCTGGCGCAGCGGGGTATTGATAAAGAATTCAGCCATCGCCGCATTCAGCGGCTCAAGCCATTGCTGCGCCCGCTGTTGCGTAATGCCGGCGGCTCGCTGGAAGTCGTTGAGATTCATGAATCTGACACCACAGAAAGTAAAGGTGGTGCCAGTATCGCGAGTGGGGGATCAGTAAATCAGATTGAGGGGCTTCAGTGGGTTATAAATCACCATCTAAATTACGGCTCTGTAAGGTCGTTAATTTTTCATTATAATCTGCAGAAGAATAGATTAATTGACTCGTATCTTTTCCTTTTGTTATGTCTCTTGTGCCAACTAAAAGGACTGTATCGTTATCATAACGAATATAAATTGACCCCCCTTGCGTCATGACTTTCTCACCTTCTTCGGGGGTAGAGGTAGATGATGGTTTACCATACTTCTTCTCAAGTGCAGAAGTTAAGGGGTCGATCCCTGTATTCAAATTGATGGCTAACCTTTCAAATTTACCTTCAATAAAAATAGCCATCGCCAATGTGTCAGTACCTGAAAACTTAAAATCACGGCAGTAGTATGATTGCACCCCTTTAATTCCACTATCTTTGTATTGCTGAAAGCTACACCATTTTGCCGCCATGACGGATTTAATGTCAGAACCGAACTTTACGCCCTTGTAACCATCCACGGCCAAAGCTTGGTGAGACAATAAAAGCAGAGAAATCCCCAGAGATATCTTTTGGAACCGCATATGAACTCCTTGCACTTTAGAATAATGAGCCTTGGTAGCGCTCAGGACTAGCTTTTCTCTGAGCAAGCAAATGCCAACCAGTACGATCACTAAATCCATATTTAGGACACAAAATCGTCATGGCCATTAGCGATGATGTGCCGTTCCGACTTGCCTCATCAAAATCAGCGAGAAACCGCAGGTTACGCAGTTCACGTAAAGCCTGCTCACAACGAGGCAAATAAAGCGGAAAACCACCAAAGTTTTTGAATAGCAGTTGAGCGTTATGGTCGCCGATAGTATCGCGAAGGAGAGCGGCTCGTTGAGCACCTAGAGCGCGAAGACCTTTTCCGATCGGAAAGGTTGTACCACCGAACGCTGAAAGTAGGCGTTCAGTGGCCGGGAAGCCGATAAGGTCAGCTATCTGAATGACTACCGGGGGCAGTAGCTCTGTTACCTGTTGCAGATTCATCGGTTGTCTCCCGTTTTTTACGCCGTTTTGCGTCAATGGCCAGCGCCTGCATCAGTTTGGTCAACTGTTCGGTTGTTAACCATTCGACGCGCTTAACCTGAAACATATGATCGCACATTTTCTCGGCATAATTCCACGGCCGTTTCGCATCTGCAAGCAAAGCTTCAACTTTGCTGAGCATGGTTTTACGTGAACGGGCTACGTTAGGACGTTTTCCATTACGTGCTGACTGGCGCGGAAAACCCTGGTCGTGCATGTATTCACGCACGGCCTGCAGCTCCTCAAGGGAACAATTAGTGGATGATGTTTTGCCGTTGCACAGACGGGCCAGAACGGCCCGATAAGTTTCGTCATCCCAGCCCAGATGAGACTGACCGGCTTTGATGGCCCCAATAAGGCCGCGTTTTGCTGGAGTGGACATATTACCTCCTGTTAGTTGCCATTACGGCAGGCACTCATAAAAGTGCCTGCAAGAATGACTCACTAAATGGGTTCGAGTTTGTTGACCGACACGCCCCCGATTTTCCCGGCAACCCTGACGACCAACCGGCCGTTACGTACATGCCAGGCCTCGGATGTGGTGGTGACCACTTCAACCTCTGGCATTCCGGGAACGATGTAGTACCGAAACCGGGACCCCACCGGATAACGCCGGTTAAAAATATCGGCGGATATATTACGGAGCAGGTGCTTCATGAGTCCTCCGAAGACAATCAGAAGCGCTGTTAAGTTTTTGACCCTGCGAATTATCTTTTGCTGCCTTCTTGCTGGTATACCGCTGCAGGTCAAATTTAATTGTCGCCCTGTAATCAGGAAACAACCCAAGATTCCCATGGCGGTAAACTTCTCCGCTATTTTCTGCAATTTTGAAGTAACGCTGAACTGCATCCCTGTTCATCCCTAACATCTGGCAGGCATCACGAACCGTAAGGCGTCCTCTTAGTCTGGTTTCATCAATGATTTGCTTTATAAAGCTATCGCGTTTTTCCCGGGTTATATTCCCCATAAAACACCTCATTAATCATTTCTTTAAAACGATGTTAAATATAAACAGAAGCAAAAATGAAAGAAGGATGGTCACAATGTCAGTCCAGAAGAGACGACGTTCCTTCGCATTTCTGAACCGTGATGCTTCCTCCATCAGTTTCAGCTTTTCTGATTTATCAGACTTTCGAGCTGAGCTCATGCCAGCGCTCCATAAACAGCTTTCTTGCCTGGCGGGGCAGAAGAGGATTAATCGTAAATTCATTCGTCGGCTGAATCCCCCGAAGAATGGCCCATTCAGTGTCATCATCAATAAACAAATCTCGCCGCTCCGTAGCCAGCATAATGAGATCGGCCTGTTTGACCTCCGGGCTGATAGTTTCAGGCGTGCCAAACTTCTGGCTGATTAAACCTTCAACCCATTTTTCAATGCCACGATAATCCGGTAGCAGTGCTTTTAGCGGCGCAGCAATGTCATTGCAGTAAGCCTCACTGGCATCATGCAGAAGCGCCTCAAGTGCAAACTCTGCCGGTACAAGATAACTGGCGAGTACGCAATGCTGGGCAACGCTATAGAACTCATCCAGATGTCCCGTAAAGCGGCACAGATTTGAAAGCGCCAGGGCGATATCTTCGATATACACAATATCAGGACCAGAATTACAAAAATAAAAGTGCTGACCTGACCCGGTGGTAATAAAATGGTTTGCAGTATTCATGCTAATCTCCAGCGTTTTTTGTGACGTTCTACGGCCTGTTTCATTGCGGTTTTATCGGCCGGTTTACGGATTGACTGCCCGCTATGGGTATAAAACTGAAATCGGGTCTTGCCTGGGTATTTCGGATGTTCGATAACAACGGAATTATTATTAAGGTGATAAACGCGTCTATCACCCATCTCCTGGATCTCACAACCGGAGACGCAAAGATAATCAGCCATGGCTTTCTCCTGTCAGATTCAGCGCTATTTCAGCGTCGTAAAATTCCGATTCAACAATTTCTATTACGCCAGAGCCTTTAGAGGGAGTGGTGGAGGTTTTGAAATAAATGACATCCCCGACCCGAAAATGGGTGATACCACAGAGGAGCAACATCCCCCATTCAACCCCTAACGCCTTCCAGTAGGGTTCCCGTGAGATCCGTTCCGTCGGGCGGCCATCATCCCACGCATCCAGCAGCTGCAGATGCTCTTCGCGGCGTTCACGGGGAATACGTGTTTTACCGCGTGGCTCGCGCGTAAACTGATTCTGCGCACGGGAGAGCGTCCATAAGCTGCTATGGCCAATGAGTGGCGCAGCATCAAATCTCAAGCCGTAAAATCGATAGTCTGTAGGGCCAGCGCACAATACTGGCTTACCGCCGAATTTTTTAGCGAATACGTCCGCTTTCTCTCTCAGCGCAATACGCTGGTTAATTTCATTGTCCCACGCATCAAGCGCTGCCTTTTGGGTCGTTTTATAAAATCCCATTTAAGCCCCCTTAAATACGGTTAATAACAGTTCAATCATTTTCAGGCTGTAGTGAATACCTAAGCCCCACACAGCGATGCAAAAGAAAACGCAAAACAACCAGACGATCGCCCGCAGATGTGTGGTCATCATCAGACGGTCAATAAATCTTTCAGCTGATATTTTCATTGTTGAAACCCTATATTCAGGCGTAAGCGTCCCCTGACGCATTACGCCATTTAAAAAATATTTAAGGTTTAATTAATCCTGACGCGTAAGAGAATTCACGTTTGCAAGCCATGGCTCTACGTTAATTTCCACAATTGTCGCTGACTTCAAATCCATAGCAGCAGCGACAGTTCTTACCGCCCGGCGCTCTTTTTCATCTGGACGCTGATGCCAGAAGGCAGTACCTGATTTATATTTACGGTTAAATTCTTTCGCGTTCATATCACACCGCCGCCATATCCAGGGCAATAGGCCGGTATTGGTCAGTATCACCAATACGTTCATAAATACGGATATAGGCACTTGTTGCCACAATCTGGACTGATTCCCCGATTGCAGTCATGGCACTGTGCCAGCGCGGATCATCAATCTCATAACGCCGAAGGGCCAGAACTGCCCCCGTAGAGACCTCACCTGATTTGTCAGTTGAGAAAGCCCGGTTAATCAGGATCTGCAACTCTGGTCGCGCACCTTCAGTCCAGTCGGCCAGGCACTGATCGATAAGCTCTTTGGCAGCCTGCAGGCGCTCATCAAAGGCAAGACGGTCAGCCATAGCTCGCTGAATTTTATAGCGACCATCAAACGTGAAAAGTGTGACGTTACCTTTCTTCCCCCCCAGTTTCACATCGTATTCATTTGCTGACAGGTCAACGAATGCCGCAATATCCGCAAAGGAATTATTTTTAAACTCCTTCATCAGTTTATTGAGCTCAATCGCCTTAGTCACGATCTCGCCGACCAGAGCATCACGAGCAAGGTCGATGGGTTTCAGCAGTTTTACCGGGATTAACGCACCTTTGGCATCCATCCAGTAATCAGCCGGAACAGTCGCTGCAGTAAATTGTGTTTCTTTCTTATCCATGATGGACCTCATTTAAATGTTGTAAAAATTTAGCGATTTCAGCACTGGCAGTCGCCAGTATTAACGGTGCAATAATGTTTGAAACATCTTTAACTAAACAGGAATCCTTTTTCTCTGCTGATATAATCGCGGATATATTCAGGTTTTCGTTACTTTCAGTGATCGTAATAACTATCTCAGCCACACTACCTCCAGATAACATGCATCCCGCGCCAGATAAGCATTTTGACCTGTGAGCTTTTACCGTCCTTACGTTCAGTAATCTCGACTTCCTTGCCGCGCCACGACTCAAACGGGCGATCAACTTCGACGATAGGGCGACGGAACCGGGTGTTAATGTCCAGTACCTGCAGGCCGCCACGCATGAGGCGGTTAATCGGGGCCATCATTTTTGGATCGTTAATTGGTAAACGGCACATAGCAACTCCTGACCATGGGTTAGTGAATGTTGTTTTTATCTGCCGGGGATGGCGATATATTTTCAACCTTTGCGAATATCCTTGCGACCAGACCGTGAATAAATCCCCCCAGCGACATATGAATTCTTTTAGCGGTATTCCTTACCAGTTCAGAATCATCATCATTCCTGAGCATTCGGGTCCGGACCTGAACCCCTTTACCTCTGCGTGAGACCGAAATTTCAATAATGGCCATGCAGCCCCCTAATTAATGAGCATTTCAGCAAACTTACGCACCGCACCAGCACTGACAGCATTACCACTGATTTCACTATGACGACTGACACCGCGGACCAGCTTGAACAACCGGCGGGCATTGCCATGGCTGGCTTTAAACAGTGCCTCGCTGACGTCCTGGCTACCCGCACCAGGCAGCATACTGACCGCAATATCAGTGATATCGCTCTGCGGCAGGGAATCACCGATACAGAGAGCGAAGCCTACGCGGCTATACAATTGTTGATACTCACCTCGCTTACCTTTGAGGTTGATGATGAGCCGAGGCATTCCAGCAAGTACCAGGCCAATACCCGACTTGTCATGGATCCGACGCAAGGTTTCCAGCGCACGGTATGGCAGGTTTTCAGCCTCATCCACCATCAGAAGACGACCTGAATCACGCAGAGCCGCGATACAGGCTTCGCTGAGTTCATGCATATTCCCGCGCTTACTAATCCCCAGCAGGCCGCAGAGCTCTTCCAGAACCACACGCGCCGTATACCCCGGGTCAGCCTCAATGAGTAAGGCATCACGATGTTGGGCGGCGTACTCACGCAAAATCATCGTCTTACCAAGCCCCGCAGCGCCATAAATAACATTGAGATCGCCATCAAGATGCGCATATTTGATGACGTCCATTCCCTTGCGAGAGGTGACCGTAGGGACAAAACGAGCTGTAATTTTCTGCGATTTTTCCTTTTCCACTTCGCGGTTAATAAAGCTACGTGCCAGTGCATCAATTGCAGGAACATCACCTGCATATTTACCCTGCAGGTACTGATTAATAACCGCTGTGCTTTTGCCAATGGCCCTGGCTACCTGTGTCTGGCTGTAGCCTTTGCGGGTCATCAGGTCATTCAGTTCAACATGTATGCTCATAAACTCTCCTTACCGGCTATTGCCGATTTTTTTCATATATTCGTCGCGGTCAGTTTCAAGGAAGAAATACGGCTCTTCTTCTTTCTCAACGGTATATTCAGCAGGGATAAAGCTCCCCAGGTCATCAAATCGCTGCCCCGGCAGAACGGAGCGGCCTTCGGCTTCAATCTCCAGGACTTTCTCTTCAACGCGTTTTATACGGCGCTGACGGCGTTTCTCAACGGCTACATCCATTGCACTGACCGGAATCGCTGCACGTTTATTGCCATTCCAGATGGCGGTACAGACATAAGAGCCATCCATCCGGCGAACAATGACGGATTGCGGGTCATGGATATCAAAGGCCACACGCACGTCTTCGCTGTCGACCTGGATCAATTCTTCTGAGAAATAATCGTTATTGAACAGACGTAACCAGCCACGCTGCGCGGTACGGACCATTTCAGGCATGAACGCTTCACGCAACTCAACGTCGGTCAGATATTCCGTCTCATCACCTTCCGCCTCAAGAACAGCGCGGCGATACGCTGCCGGCGTCATATGCTTACCATTACGCTTAGGCAGTTCCCGGTGCTCATGCGTGTTGTTGTAGACGTCCACTTCCTCAGCGATGGCGTCAAGCAGCTGCTGCCAGGAGGGAAGTTTCCCCAAAGCTGTACGCTGTACCGGTGTTAATTCGCGGCCATTCTCCTGCGCCTTAACAGCTGACTGAATAGCTCGTGCTGTAATACGTGCGTGCTCCCGGTCAGCACTGTCACCACTAAAGGTGTCAAACTGCATGGCAACACGGCGCGGTATACCCTTGTTCAGTCGCTCGATGATCCCGCGAGACTGAGGACGTCCTGGAATACTGGTCGGGTGCTCAATACCCAGGCGACTGAAAATACCCGTCACATCAGCATCAAAGGTTTTGTTGGTTTCACCACCACCGTTATCCGAGTAAACAAACAGCGGCTTTCCGAAGTGGCGCATGGCGTACCGGTAGGCATCAGCCACTGCGATAACGCTTTCAGATAAAGCCAGGCTCCAGCCGACGACAAAACGTGTCCGGCCATCAATAATCAGCGTCAGTTCAGGCGTGAACGGGCGACCATGATCGGGATGTGCGACCTTCATTTCCAGTGACTTACCATCCGCAATCCAGCAGCCATTAACTGGCATCAAAGACCAGTCACGCTTCTGGAAGCACTCATAAGCCAGCGCAGCAGAACCACTTACACGGCCCCGTGCTTTCTCACGGCGGGGCAGTTTTTCCATAGCCCGGCGAACTGCATCATAGGAAGGGCACGCCTCAATCATTGCTGGCTGGCCAGCATAGAGAGCAGTCCATTCAGCTTTGAAATCACGATATGCCTCGGTAAGACTCGGCCCTTTACGGTTACGCCAGTGAGCAAGGAAATCAGGTAACCATTTAATCTGCTCAGGTTTCTTCGCTTTAAGATGGCCGGGTGCCAGCATGGCCATACGTTCGATACCGGGTTTTGTTGACTCAAAGACGCTCACCCACTCCTGCAGACTACGGGTACCGACTCCGGCGCGACTGTTGCCTTTACGCGCATTAGCAAGCTCTGCCGCTTTCATCAGGTGCTCGGGGAGCGAGCCTTTTCGTGACCCCATGGAGACGAAATTAACTGCCGCTGTGCGTGACATTCCAGCATCCCTAAGCTTCTCTACTTCCATGGCCAACACCGCACGGGCATCTGCGATTTGCTTTTGCTTTACTGTCAGTGAGTTCACTTCACGCTCAAGCAACGCAGGGCATTGACGAATAAGCGTAAGTTCCCTGCGTGGTTTCTGGCCCTTAACTTCACTTGAACGATCGCCTGTTACCGTCGTTTTAGTCGCTAATACCGATTGATATATTTTTTCCCTGAGAGCGCGCTGGGCCTCGTCAGGCAAGCTGTCAATTGAATACTCGTTACCACCTCCACGACCCGCTCTTGCACGCGAATCCCACCCATGGTTTTTGGCCCGAGCAACGATCCCAGGTCTGGTTTCAGGTAATCCAGGAAGCCGAAAATCAGCTAATTCCTGAGCGGTATAATGCGTTTTCAGGTTAATCTGGTTCATATGCTTAATTCCATTCACCTGAAAATGCTTTATGATAACGAGTGGGCCATATCTCATCGGGAGAGATCCCGATAGCATCAGCGATGATTTTTTGGCCTTTTGGCCATGGGCGATCTAGAGCGTTCTTCAAGGCCCCAGCGCTTTTGTAACCATGATGCAGGGACAGACGACGCAACGACCATCCTTGCTTATGAAGAGCTGCAACGATATCGGCCCTATGCCAGTCAGATTCTTTCTGGCTTTTTTTTGCGCTCTCTAATGTACTCATTGGTTAATCTCCGTGATTCAACTCATAAGTACAATATGATCAAAAACGAGTTATATCAACCCGAAAACAATCTTATTTTTCTGTTTTCAGGTTGAGCCCTAATCAATAAAGCCTATAAAACGGCTTAAATAAACTAAAAGCAAGCACTTAAAAGCAACACGAAAAACTCGAAAACAAACTATGGGAATTTGCGTGATATGTCAGATGAACCTGAAAACAACCTGAAGAGTGAAATTGGTAAGCGCATAAGAGCTCGGAGAGAAGGTTTGAAACTGTCTAGGCAGTTCGTAGCCGAGCAGCTAGGAGTAGCGTTATCAACCTTACAAGCATGGGAAAACGAGGATAGAGAACCAAGCGCAACACATATCTTGAAGCTATCTGAATGCTTAAAGGTATCTGTTGAATGGCTGATTACTGGCGATGAAAAGACCGAGTCCTTACAGCTTCCTGCGTCAATAAGCAGCTCAACAGCTGTTGATGTGCAAGGGAATCACGTAGATCTGGAAGAATTTGTTTTTGTTCCCCGCTATAACGTGTCGGCCTCAGCTGGTTATGGAGCATGGAACGATGATGAAAGTCCAATGTTTACAGTAAGTTTTCGCCGCTATTGGGTCATAAACCACCTGAAAGCTGATCCACGAAAGCTTTCTGTCATTAGCGTAGTCGGTGATTCCATGATGGGTGTCCTGAACGACAAAGATATTATTCTCGTTAACCATGATGATAGAGACCCAAGAGAAGGTATTTATGTTATTCGCCTGGATAGCCAGTTACTGGTGAAACGCGTCCAGCGCTTGCCTGGCTCTCAGTTGCGCATAAGCAGCACTAACCCAGCGTTTGAGCCGTTCATAATCGATCTGGATAACATACCTAGCGATTTTGATGTTGTAGGAAAGGTTGTGTGGTATGGAAGGGTGATTTAAACGTGATTAAAAGACTATTAATAACTAACACTAACAATCTGTAATAGTGCAAAACTCATCGCATAAATCATAATAAAATCTCATTTTCCGACCAGCCGTGCAGATACGGCTTGTCCGGCCCAAAGCCTTGTCCCGTAAGGCTTCGCACGTTTTTCTCGGCAGTGATCCACGCATGCAGAAACGATCACCTCCCCACACGATGCTGATGGACCTTCCCGCATTTAACAATGATCTGCCTGGCGTTGTCATAGCCCGGGGCCCACAGCCGGTTATTAAGCAGAACGTCCTTATAGACCGCGATCAGCGGTTTGTTCCACGCCGCCGCCATGTGCACCACCGAGGTGTCCGGGGAGATAATCAGCTCCGCCTGGGCGATCAGCGCCATCGCATGGTGTAACGTGTTAAATGGGTTAATCACCACCTCCGGCGGCAGCGGGATGCGGATCTCGCGCCGGTGATCGAGCAGAATAACCGCGCTCCCCGGGTGGCGGGCCAGCAGTTTGTCGAGCAGTTCCGCCAGCTGCGTCTGCGAGAGACTGCGGTCGGCATGGCCGGCAAAAATATTAATCACCACCGCTTTTCCGCTTAGCGACGCCAGATACTGCGCCACCTCCTGCATAATCGGCCCGGGCACCGCCAGGTCGTAAGCGTCCAGCCCGCGGGTGTCCAGTTGGAGATAATCGGCGATCAGCTCGAACGTTTTCGTCACGTGCCAGCGCTGGCAGTCAAAATCAAAAGAGTGGGAGTAGTGCTTAATCGATGGCCATTTATTAAACCCGAGCACTGATTTGGCTTTTATTTGTCGGAAAAGCCGCAGGCGATGCACGGGAATATCGAACAGCGAAGGATCAATAATAATATCGTACTTATTATTAGCCAGTTCATTAATAACGTCGCGAGGAACGTTATGATTAAATTTACGCAAAAAATCGGCGGACGTGACCGGGTCAGCTTCATAAATATGGCGGATCCGCGGGTTATAACGCATCACCTGGCTGTTAGAGGTCGTCAGCAAAAAATCAACGATATAGTCTGACTGATGCAGGCATTTCACCAGCGCGGAATCCACCACTACATCGCCGACCGCCCCCTCATTGCGCATCAACAGGACGGTTTTCGCAGACGACAAATCTACCGGCTGACGGCGTCGGCGATCCCAGAGCGCTTTCGCCACCCCCACCCGCAGGGCATTACGTACTTTCTTAGTAAAGTAATTCCGCCGTCTGTTGAGCTCCCTTATTTTATTAAATTTCTTGCGTGGGGAACCCTGCATGGTTGCATCGTGCATCATCCTAACCTCATTACGGCAATTATTAATATTCTGTGTCGTCCGATAGAGACTGAGCGAAATAAAAAAAGTTCGATTGAAAATGAAAATCATTCTTTTTTTTATTTACAAAACTCATCTGCGCCTGCGGGATTGCACCACAGCACTGTGAAGTAATAATGAGCGAATGGTGAATTTCCCGGCCCACCGTTGGCAGGCCGGCGCAACAGCGCTAAGCTGGCTGCTTTATGATGTCAGGAGGACGCTATGCTTGAAGCAGTAGAAGGTAATATCCACCAGCGGCTGTGCGCGCTGCTCGACGAGCACCGGGCCCGCTACCGGGTGATGGCGCACGAGGCGGTCGGTCAGTGCGAAGCCGTCTCGGCAATCCGCGGCACCGCGCTTGGCCAGGGCGCGAAAGCGTTAGTCTGTAAAGTGAAAGGAAACGGCGTCAACCAGCATGTGCTGGCGATCCTCGCCGCCGATCGGCAGGCCGACCTCGCCAGCCTGGCCCGGCATATCGGCGGCAGCAAAGCCTCGCTGGCCAGCCCGGCGGAGGTGGAGGCCCTCACCGCCTGCGTGTTCGGCGCCATTCCCCCCTTCAGTTTCCATCCGGCGCTGCGGCTGGTGGCGGACCCGCTGCTGTTTGAACGCTTTCCACAAATCGCCTTTAACGCCGGGCGCCTGGACCGGTCGATCATTCTCGACACCGAAGACTATTTACATATCGCCCGACCAGAGATCGCGACCTTTCGCCGTCTTAGCTAACCGGGCATCCGCCCAGATTTCCGCCGCATGGCGTAAAAATCCTGTTTATTCACGCCACGATGCGTAGAGTAAGCGGGATATTTTTGGCATTCTTATTTTGGCAAGGACCTCTGTACATGTTTGATACCACCCTGTTGATCCTGCTGGGTCTGGCGGCGCTCGGCTTTATCAGTCATAACACCACCGTGGCAATCTCCATCCTCGTGCTGATTATCGTGCGCGTCACGCCGCTGAACGCCTTCTTTCCCTGGGTTGAGAAACAGGGACTGACCGTCGGGATCATTATTCTGACCATCGGCGTGATGGCGCCTATCGCCAGCGGCACGCTGCC